GCCCCAATGAAATAGTCTCTTAAACCTGTGAGAAATTCCTACGTCATATACTTTAGTAGATAGAGTACATTCAATGTCTACAGGAGATGCAGTAGAAGAAATAGCTGTATCACCATCTTCTACTCTGGCAGATTCATAACGATCCTCCATAACAAAAATCTTGTCATAGAGTTTCCAAGCACCAGAAGAACCATTACCTAGAGCGTCCATGCTATACCAAAGAGCGCTAACACCTACAAAGGTTTTCCAGCCTCTGAGCGTTCCTGTGTTAGTACTATCCAATTCCATGATAGGACCAAGATATTTAATGTTTGTATCTTCAGAATCATAACGAGACCAGGCGCGCAAACGGAGATGGTAAACGTAGAGTCTATTAAAGAACCTACTATAGAGCCTATCTCCCACCAGACTTAGAGTCATAGCCCATGCCCATGACTGGCTAGCATTACCATAGGGAGCTACAATTGGTACATCTTGATCAAATTCATAGGGTACTTTAGTACTGATCTGAGAGAATACGTAGTTATTCATCTCATAGATTTTATTATGCATTTGGAGGAAAATAGAGTCTTCATATGCCTGGATACAGAGCGGTCCCTGAACACCAATGTTATTGTTAATATTAACCAATGAAGCTTGTGCAGGTTGAGTATCATATGCAAGAACGTAACTAGCACTATCCTTAAATAGTACTAGGTTATCCTGATATACGATAAGATCCTGTAGAGCATCGCCATCGCCAGGAGCAACGTCAAAAAAGTCAGATCCACTAAATGTATCAAAATTGCCAAGATTAGAGAAATACAGTCGCGAAGTATTAAGGTCAGTAGCCCCACGACGACCACAAATCCAGAGCCGATCTTTATATACAGCCGCTGAATAGCCGCGAGGCATAGAGGCTACAGCAGTAACTGTTCCTGTAGAGAGATCATATTTCTGGCCGTTATGGGATGTGTTAATATTAGAGATAAGGTAGATAAGATCATTATAACGTACTGCCTTGTAATAAAGCCCTGTAGCGATAAGGTTTGATTGACCTGCATTAGGACCATCTACATAGTAAATCCGGGCTTGATAGTTAGTACCTCCCCCATTAAGGGCATTGGTGTCATAGATAATGAAACGAACTCCACCATACGTACCTGTATACAGAATAAGTTGTCGGCACGTAGGAAGGCTTGCGCCCGCTACAGTCTGTGCTTCACCTGTATTAAGAAGATTCCAAGGAGGGCGAGATTTTAGTGAGCCATCAAGGTCAATATCAAAGTTAACAATATCAGTACATTCATCATCAGCAATAGCTGACGCATCAGAATGCCTATTAATTCCACCTACGAACGGGCCAATCTTAACTTCGGCTACAGCAGAGCCTTTAACTTTATTAGCCATTAAGCCATCCTCCGTAGTCACTATACATCTCATCGCCAGGGAGAGTAGTGATAGTAGGATAGGTTTCTTGGTTAGTCCACTTATTACGGTCGTTGAGCTTAGTAGTGTCGTCCCTAAACTCAGCTTCCTTCATCTGCTTAGCTTCAAAGTTCTCATCGAGCTCATATGCCTGCGCCATACAGTATTTAATTACAGCGTTATGATACTGTAGAGGTACACTAAGCGGGTCTGCAAGAAGTCCAACAGAAGCAGGATGCTTCTGGTAGTAGATCGTAATGGCATTAGTTTCTGAGAGAGCAGGTACAGGGTGTAGCCATACCTCGTTATTCCATACCATATAAATAGTAGGAGTACCAGTAATATTGTTATCAGTAGATTGATAACCATCTACCTTGGAATTAAATTCGTTGAAATTTAGAGCTTCTAGATGGTAACCCTTATAAGCGAGGGCACGAAGAGTTGCCGTATCAGCAGGAAGGGAATACTGTTTCTGATTAGCTACAGAGGATGCTGTGCCTGTAGCTTCCATAAGTCCATCATTATCAAGAACAATCTGTTCCTGAGCATCATTAATCCATCGGATAACATCGTCATCCGTTACCTGAACACCCGATTCATCACCAAAAGTACGACGTACGCGTGTAGCTACATCGCCAACGTTCATCCGCCCATCCTCCCCCAGTTATATCCCTTATGAATATAGTTATACTTCTTACTATGCAGAACAGCGTGAGCAAATTCATGGTCTTCTTGTCGCTGTTCCTCATGCTGCTTAGCTACCATAATTTCTACGGCGGCATTATGCGCATCAAGATAATTACCTACATCTCGACGCGTATTATCTGATTGAATTACCTTAGCTAGAAGCCGCTCATCAGCTTCCTCAGCGAAACATACAACGTAGGGCTGGCGCCCTGGGCTACAGTCGACTACTCTAAAACAGTTATTCTTGTCCTCCTCTGAACGACGTTCTTGAGGGGGAATAAACTGCAATTGAAGATATGGGTAAAAATCAGACAGAACCTCGGCGGTACGCTTCTGCTTTTCAGAGACGAAATGGTCTCCCTCAATAATATAAACCATCTTAATTTCCGATCTTTGTAGCTACAATCTGAGCCTTGTATACAGATGACGCCGTAGAGTTAGCATTAGCAATTACGCTAAGAGGTGCATTAGCAGCTAGATTAACTCGACATTTCAACCTTCCGGCAGCATTTCCACCAGCAGTACTCGGAACCGGTACTAGAACAGCAGCTACAGCAGTTCCGCCAATCTTAAACCTCATATTATCAGCTTCAAGAGTAGCTACAGTAGTACCGCTGATTGTTCCTGTAACCTCAACATCCCAAGTTCCAGGAGTAAGGTCCGCAGTAGTAGCGATAGCAGCATTAGCAGCAGGCGCATTCGTACTTCCATTAGCCATAACGGAAGTAGAAGCTACATTATTGACTGAAGAAGAATAAAACTGGTACTGAAGTGCACTGAGACTTTCGCCAACAGCCATAGTCATAACTCCTTAAGATATGGAAAAGGGCGGCTACAGAGCCCCGATAACCCTGTAGCCGCCCTTCTTTACGTGCCCTGTAGCTAATCCCCGCGCACCGCGAATTGCTACAGGGGATTTAATTAGCTCTCAGTGATATCCTTAACAATACCGTGAGAGTTACGGCGGTGAGTACCGAACTGGCAGTACTTGAACTGTGTGGCGTCATATGCGTCGTAATTAGCAACTCGAACCCACATAGAGCCATCACGATTCATATAAGACCAGTCGGACTCACGATAAATCTTGACTTCCTTCTCATTGAGGAAGTACATACGGTTAGGCTGGCAGTCGATATCTGTAACTACTGGGATATCGCCAGAGTCCGTAGTAAATGCCAGCCCTGAGAATCCACCCTCGAACTTAGTCGTGTTAGTAAAACGTCGCTGCTGAGTAAGTAGGTTAGCATAGCTACGACGAACACCGAGAGTAGTAAAGATGGCAGTAGTATTACCACCATTAGCGTAAACATCATCCACCATCTTAGTCATAAGCGACTCAGAGAGCGGACGGTTAGTGCCAGAGTTGTTATTGTTTACAGACTTCCACAGAGGTTCGGTAGAGGGATCAATACCGAAGAGGATACCTGTGTCACTAACAATCTGGCTAAGTCCGATAACCTCTCGATTAAGGTTACCAGTACGGACAACAATGTCACCGTTAGCACCTGTAGCAATGGCAGCACCATCGACCACAATGCTAGTGTTCTTAGTGACAGTAGTAACTGTACGAGCCGAGGCACGAAGCGTAGCGCCAGTAGAGTCGTAAATATCTACGACCTGACCAACCTCCATATACTGAGTATTGGTCATGGTGATGGTATTGACAGTATATGCTGCCGTAGAAGTACCAAGAACACCTACAGACGTTCCATAAACCTGGCGGTTAAAGTCCTTCGCCAAGTCAGTCTTAATGCCATTAACTTCCTGGTCCAGAACAGATGCAAATGCTTGGAAATTAGAATTCGCAAGCTCAAGAGCCTGTCCAGAGAGCCTAACCTGACCATAGAGGTGAGTCAGACCAACTGTAGCGGACGCATATCCCTGATTACCGGCGCTCGGGAGCTGTTCCATTTCATTACGAGCGCCAATACCCTGGTTACGTCGGACGTGAACAGGAAACTTAACGTACTTACCGCCGACTTCGGAAGTAACGCCTTCACTCGACTGTTCAATACGCTTAGACGTCTTAGTAAGGTTCTGCATCTGCTCGCGGATGCGAGGCTCGTAGATTTCCTTGAGAATATTAGTCGCAGTAGTGAGTGTAGCACCCATTACTAACCTCCATAAGATTAAGTCTGCTGGGCATGTCGCCTGGCCATCTCCTCAACAAGCTTCTTGGTATCACTATCAGACAACTTAGTAACGTCTGTTGCCTGACTAGGAAGACCAGAACCGCCGCCAGAAGTGCCACCCAATACACGAGGTGCAAAGGGTCGAGGGTTACTCTCAACAATACTACTGACAAGCTTCTGATAGTCTTGAACAGCTTCATCAACAGTATAATCTTCGTCAGCCGCATTCTTAGCTACAATGCGATCCATAACGTAACCCTCGTCAAAATCGCCGTACTTCTTCTTAGCTTCGGCGAATTGACTTTCTGTCCATGCATCAACTTCAGCAGTCCTCTTAGCTTCTTGGTCGGTTAGATAGGCTTGAGCAAGAACATTAAAGCCCTCTTCCAACTGTTGAAGCTTAGGATTCGGTGTACTCTCATCAGCAACTTCTTCTGAAACTTCTTGAACAGCCTCTGCTGCCTCTTTATGGGTGAGGCCATAAGTTTCTCGAAGAGCATCGTAAAGTTGCTGGGGATCATTATTGAGAGTATGCATGAGATTGAGACCATTAGAAATAGTATCAAAATCAATGCCATGCTCTACAAATGGTGCATAAGATTCAAATTCCTTAACCTTGGCATTAGCTGCTTCGATTCGGGAATTAGCTGCCTGATCCCACTTCTGAAAATGCTGAGTAACCGGTCCATGAAACTGCTCAGGAAGTAGTGAAAGAACTTCATTCCAAGCAGGATTCTGCCCTGGAGTATTACCTTGATCAGAGGTAGTACTCTGTACTTCTTCCGTGCTTTCCAACGAAGTTTCTTCAGCTGGAGTTCCCATATGATGCACCTTTTATCAAGAGGCTTGTACCTGCCCAGCAACTAGGAGGCCCTGAACCTAAACTAAGTATAAATTGGATACAGGGGCTAAGTCAAGAACGATTAACCCTCTGTAATATGATCAGGTCGCGGAAGAGGCGTGCCCTCTTTCAGAGAGTTTTTACGCCTATTTTCTTGTGCGACAGAAGCGCGTACAAAACAATCCTTAGCTTCAAGTAGCTTTCGAAGACCAATAACAAGTTCCGGATCATCTTCAATATTTGCAAGCATAAGATCTTTAAGAGTAGCACACTGATGAGCAACAGTATAAAGAGGTTCGGGAAGATGATTAAATTCGTAGAATCGAGTAACTTGAACTACAGAGGGATGACGCTCATGCATTGTCGGACTCTTCCTTAGCAGGAATATCAGTCTTATCTGTCTTACCAGGGGCAGACATCTTAGCCTTGCGCCGCTTAATGGCGTCTACGAACCCTTCCGGATTCTTCGCCTTCTTAGTACTATTGACACCCTTAGCCTTTTGAAGCCAGGGCGGCAAAGTCTTTGCAGCCATATTACACTTCCTTACGGAGTAACGTTTGAAAGGT